CCGCGTTCGCCGCGTTGCTCGTGGTCCACTGGCCATAGGCAGGCCGGGCGATAATCGCATTCGGCTGATAGACAAGGCCGACAAGGCCGCCATAGGTCGGATCATTGGCACGGGCAAGAAAACCTACTTTATTAAGCATCTGCTCGTAGTTATTGCGCGTCGCCTCGGCTTCCATCATTTCCAACGGGACATTAGTAAACTTCGCCGCCCGTATTTCGTCGAGGTTGTATCCATACGATCCGCCGAAAGGCTTAACTGGCGTAATCTTTTCGGACGCCTTAACGGATGAGCGCGGGAGATCGTTGGCATAATTGGAAATCAGGCCAAACGATCCGGCGCGGTCGTACATCCGGAAAGTGATGGTTGTCGCACCCGGACCGGCTTCTCTGGAAACCGGAATAAGGCGCGTGACCTTATATTCAGGATACTGTTTCCAGAAAATCTGCGTCATGACATATTCAAGCTGACGGGCGAAGAATATGTTATACCCTTCGGCATCCATCTTGAAACTCGGATAACTGCGTTTATCATGATCCCAGTAATAATCAAGGCTGTCGAAAGTCCCTGACAGTTTGATCTTCGGAAGAGTTTGGCCCGCAACCGGCTCGTAATCCATATTGAAGCGCCCGGCGGCAAATACTATGCCGGCGCTTGCAGTAACGGGATGGAAGAGTAATATTGCGATAGAGACCAAGAGCAGCATAGCGAATACCGCCCGGCTTCCGACAAACAGGCTATTTACAAAACAAGCTCCGACCCGGCTGGCGTCCTTGATGTACTTGCACGTCCCCCCGGTAATATCGGAGAGGGCGACAAGGAAACCGTCGCCATGTTGCAACCTGAGCATCGTTCCACGCACACGCTGGGAATAACTCGAATCCACGAAGGCCATTGATGCGGTGAAAAGGCTTGTGGCCCACGCGATCATCAACCCCGCTAACTGCGACACTTTGTTTTTCATAACCTCACCTTTGAGAAAAGTTTATTGATGGTTGACATTGTTTCACGTGAAACCTACGCCGTGCGGGCTACCGCAAGGCCGTTATTGACTACCTGCGTCCCTTGCCACCAGTACCAGTTCGGCACTTGAACGCAATTCCCGCTATCGGCGCGATTGCCCAGGCCGCCACGAACAACGTTATACGAAACACTGTTGATGGTTGTGGTGGTCCCGTAAATACGGACGTACACCGGATCGTTCGGGTTGCAGGCTGTTTCCGAGAACGCGTATATCCTGCCTACCCGCCGGACGTTCACCACGTCGTTGGCAAGGTAGTTGAGTATCAGGGAGCCGAGCTGTTGCTCCTTACCCTGGGTCTGCATCGAGACGCCAAGAATCAGGTCGTTTGTGCTCAGAGTATAGGCTGCCGTGGTGGTCTGCGTCGCACCAAGCGTAACGGCCCAATTCGCGATAACGCAATCATAGCCGTCCTTGGAGTAAACCGCGATCTGCATGTTGCTCGTCCCGGAAACGATGTTCGCGCTCGCAACCTGCGGATGGGTAAGAAGGGAGGTGACGATTGCCGCTGCATCCGTTGCCGCTGTTCCAGTGCAGGTGATCGGGGCAACTGCTATACCGTTCACCGTGAAGTTCACCACGTTGGACGCCACGAGGTTATTGGTCATGGTGATGATATTGTAATTCGCTTTCGGAAGCCGGCAAACGAATTGGCCCGGAATGTTGTACGACGGCATGCGAACAAGGCCGAGGCCGAGCCCTATAGTCTCGTATGCAACCTGGCTCACGTTATCCGCGACTTCTGCGATGTCATACGGCATACCGACAATACCGATCTGCGCGTATTCGCTGTAATCCGGCTGGCCTTCCCACCCTGACGTATTGATCGGATCGAAATAGGCATTGCTGACCGATGCCGCCGAAAAGGTGATGGAGGATGTGCTGCCGCTTGCCCCACTTACTTTCGTAAGGGTTCCTGATGCCGCCGGGCTTCCGGTGCCCGCGCACTGAATCGTGGTAACGCTTGAACCGGCAACCAATACCTGAAAGGTAAAGCCGCCGCTGGTGTATTTGTCGTTCACCGCTACGGTGCAAGATGACACCGTGAAGGTTACGAGTAACACCTGCGCCTGGGTCATTTGTCCTGCTGTCATTGATGTTGCTCCTGAAAAGGTTGTTTATGAATTTTCCGTTTTAGCCCTTGAACACTTTCGAACAGTCCGTTTTGTAGAGATTTTCAAGGGCTTTATTTGCGGCTTCGGCGGCGTCCTCTACTGCGGTATCCTGGGTCTGAATCGAAACGGCTGCCTTACGCTGACCGGCCAAAGCCTTCCGGCGCTGCTCGGTATCACCCGCTTTGACGGCAGCATCGAACATGGCCGAAACGTAATCGGGGCTCTTGCCGTCCATATTCATATCGCCGAAAACCTTCTTGATCACCGCAAGCCGCACCTCTTCGGGCTTCTTATCCTTCAGCTCGGCGGCATCGCAAATCAGGGAGGCAGATTCAAGCAGGGTAACCCGCGCATTGATGCCATCCTGAATGAGCTTCTCGGTGTCCACGGCCTTGGCTGCCGTAAGCTCGACCTTCGCCGCATCCAAATTCGCCGTAGCGGTGTCGAGATTGGTTTTCAGGGTTTTCGCTTCTGCCTGTGCGGCGGTAAGCTTACCCGTTGCATCGGCATAATCGGTGCGGGCCTTTACCAGAGCGTTTATAACGCTCTCAGGGGCGTCAACTTCGCATCCATCCAGATTGTATTTCATCCTGCGACTCCTTGAAAGGGTTGAAGAATCGTGTTTCGTTTTATCTTTGCTATCTGCCTTTTCCCATGTTGAATAGGCGATTGCGGCGGCCTGCTCCTGGGTTTTCCCCTCTTTCACATACTTGGCAATTGCCCGACTGATGAAATCTTCTTTTTTTTCACCTGCTCCCGGCATTGCAGTATCTAAAACCTCCTCGACATCGGCGGTATCCATCGTAGGGATCCGCGCCACATCCCCCGCCCGGCCACGGTCAACAATTGCCAGATGGTTGCCCCGGATATTCGTCTGCCTGAAGTCATATTCAAGCCCGTCTTCGGTTATGCCATGCTCTTCAATATCATCGGAGTCATAGGCAAGGGAAAGCCCGCGCCGCCCGCCCTCCACGGCCTCTACGCCCGATTTATCGTGTATCGTCCCCGATACCCACATGAGATTATTTTCGCGCCGGATATTTTCGCCTATGGCGCCGATCTGGTAGCCCTTGACATTATCGGCGGTGATCTTTGGAGTTACGCCCATCTGGTGATTGTTGATTATCGGCTTACCCTTAAAGCTGTCCATACTCTCGCGTTTGAACACTTCGGCCGGAGCGCGGTATGCACGCCGTGGCGAACCGTCCTCGTTGTGATAGATGAAGATCCCCGAACGGGTCGCAGGAGCTTGGAACTGCAAAAATCCTTCCGGCGTCTTGGTTACGCTCCCCATAGGGGAAAGATCGAAGTAGGTTTTCGTTACTGGCATTGCAGCCCCAAAATAAAAAAGCCCTTACAAAATGAGCCCCATGCTTTCGCATAGGATTTTCACTTCGTAAGGGCTTAATGGCAGGTCCGGAGGAGTTCCGGGACCATAAAGCTATTTATTTAAAGAGCATGGTATTGCTGTTATCCCTGAGTATAATTCACGGCAAATAAAAAAGCAACAACTATTTTTAAGAATCTTTTTTTGCCTCAACGCTCATGATCTTCCGGTCCGTCCCGATGGACGCTTCGGCAACATAGCCATTTTTGCATTGCATCTTCATCCTGATTTCCAGCGGCCCGGTATAGCGCGGCTGTACGAGCAGCTTGTCAACCGCATCCTCGAAGATACTAACCGCGTCTTTCGCGTCCATTATGCCTCTTGGTGAGACGACGGATTTACTTCCTGAGCATAACTTTCGCTGTCTTGCGGAACTGCGGGCGGCTCCTGTTTTTCTTGCGCCGCCGCCTTTTCCGCTTCCTCGTTTTTGATCTTCTGCCATGCCGCCGATACGCTTTGCATCACCTTGATCTTTGCAGGATCGTAGTTTTTAAATATCGCATGGCCGGGACATTCAAAGAACAGATTCATTTCAAAGTTACGTGCGCAGGCGGCATTGTGCTCGACCTTATCGGCAAGCTCAACGATGAAATTGAAGAGCGTGCCTTTGCCTACCTTCGCGCCCAAGGGATGCCCAAGAAGCTTGTAAACCCGTACTGCGGTTCGCAGGTTTTGCGCTTCCTCCTGGCCCGGAATAATTATCTTGCCGTTGCCGGACATGACTACAACCCCTTCTTCTTCAACGCTTCCTCAAGCTCCGGCGTCAGTTTCTTTGCTTCCTTGTCAATTGCCGCCGCGCCCTTATCGACAGCCGCCGCCGCGCCGTCCACGAGTTTGTCGGCTTCTTTTACGGCTTCGTCCGCAGCCTTGAAAACCGTGGTGCCCGCCTTTTGGGGCAACGCTTCGGCGCCCTTCAGCATATTATTTCCGAGCGCCTTGGCTTTCTCCCATTCCTGTTTCATGGGAACTACTATATCGGAAAGCTGCTTCATTCCCTTCTGGATAGCGTCGGTTGCCGAAGATTGCATTGTGGAAATGTCTTTCTGCACCGCGACGTGGTACGTTTGCAGCTTGTCCTCAATGCGCTTGACAAAATGATCGTGTACTGAAATAATAACGCCGGCAATGATCGCTGAAATAACGATGCCGATCACTACCCCGGCTCCTACCAACTCAACTGCGTGAAACATAATTCCCCTCCCCGGAAATTGGTTTATGGTTACGCCGCAATCGCGGCATCTTCTCCCTGGTATTCAAACTCTTCGCCGAAAACGGGTTCGGCCCAGCACCGGCACTGATAGTCCTCTCCCGGTATCAATCCCTTCATGTCTTCCGGCCTGTCTTCCCATGTTTTCCCGTCGTCATTGGAATATACATCCGCATCGTCCCACCGGCAAAGCGTATCATTCATTTCGTAATGGCTGTCGCGCTCCCGGCTATCGCCAACGCCGCGCCAGTAGTATTCTTCTATCCCGATTCCTTCCTGCCGCGACCGCGTAATATCGCCGTTTATTTTATTGATCTGGTCCCGTGCAATCAACCGCGCCCGCGTTTTAACCTTTGCGAACACGCCCCGCTCAAGCTCGGTATCCGCAAGCAGCGCCTTCATGATGTCGCGCTGGGAATCGCCAGAACGGATGCCGCGCTCAATGGTCAGGCGAACATCTTGGTAAACCTGCTCTTCCAAGTCTTTTATCAGGATCGTATTTTCATTTACGAATGATTCAATGCGGCTGCCGATTTCGTCTTCTTTGCCATAAACCGAGACGCCGAGAACGGCGTGAAGTGTCTTCTGCCATTGCTCATCATTCCATTTCGAGGACCATTGCCCGATATTCAGAAGCAGCGTTTTAAGTCGCTCGGTTGGAACAATATCGCCGACCGTATGACGGAAAGCTGCCATGAGGCGGGATAGATCGTCGCTCCACGAATCAGCACGGAACACGCTTTCGATCACAAAGACTTTCGCAACGCGCCCGCTATTCAGCTTCAGGCTGACGGCTGTATAATTCCACTTGCCCGTTTCCCATTTCAAGAGTTTCGCATAGTCTTCAGCTGTCGCTTCGTAGGTATCGACTTCCACGGAACCGGCATAATCTGCTTCCAGCGTCCGGTAATCGTCTCCTTCGTCTCTGATCACGAAGCCGCTGAGGGTGTCTTTACCGAGCGTTACCGGGTGTCCGAGAACCTTATCATCGAGCGCATTGTTTTTCAGAGTGCCGTAGAAAGCGCAAAGGATCTTCTCATCGCTGTCGGTTTTCATGCTTGCCGCGTGTTTTATAAACCTGTCAATCTGAGGGATTACTTCACCCTTGCAATCGGCTTCCATCTTCGCAACGATACCGAGAAGCCACTTCCGGTAATAGACTTCTACTGCCAAGGGAGGTAGCCAGCGAGGCGGCTTTCCGAGCTTCCGCTTCCGGCGATTATGCCTCGAAAGGAGTTGATGCTTTACCAGAAACGGCAAAGCAATGGTATCGTGGTAGGTGTGAAAGTTCATATCTTAATGAAACAAAATGACATACGCAAAACCCAAAAGTAATCCAACTGTTAAAATCAGTTTTATCAATCTATCGAAAAGAAACATCTCTTTTATCTTCCATCGTAGGCGGACGACTTCGGTTCTTAAAATATCGTTAAAATACTCTTTCATTTTCCGCCTCCCGTGCGTTGATGTTTATTAAATCGCCCCCGCAACCATTGCGCCAGCCCCTTCCTTTAAGGCTTTCGCTCCGAGGTTGGCGGCTGAAGGAACTGGCTTCTTGTCTGGATCGGCTGTAGTCTTAACTGCACCGGCTCCGGCCTTTGCCAATGCAAGCTTATTTTTCTGGTCCGCCTCAGCCTGCTCTTCCTGTGGGGTCTTGAAATTCGGGTCGTCTTCGTTATCGCTGAGAACCGTTTCAAACGAGTAATGGTCCCCCGCAAACCTACTCTTCGCAATCGTGCCCTGTGGGTCGAGTATCACATTATTTTGCAGGTAGATTTGATCCGTAATAGCCTGCATGTTACGCATGGCGATCAAGTCCTTCATCGACGGCTGCCAGAGGGATTCAAACTTTATTTCGCTGTCATCTTCTACCGGATGTCCGAGCGCGATATTCTGGTAATTGACAAGGCGTTCAAGTTGCGGCAACATTTTCTCTTCTTGGAATACCGTCACGCGATCATACCAGAAACGCAGTTGCGCCGCCTCATCATCAGACAAGCCGCCTTGCGAACGCCCGAAGAGCAGACACATTGGCAGGCCTTTTTGAGCAGCGAGGCTTTCAAGAATTAAATCAACTGCGTCCTTCAGACCCGTAAGCGTTGACGTTACTCGGCTGAATGATAGCCCGTTTTTCTCGTCGGCGAATACGGAATTTATTACATGTTTTCCCTGGTCAACCATTGACATATAAGCTTTTACTTCATCTTCCCTGCCCTCTGAAATCAGATTCATCAGGTTTGGGATAGAAAAAACACCAACGATAAACTCTGAAATGATGTGCTCGGTATTCGCGTATGTTTCTCCGCAGGCGCGCAATCTGTCCCAGCACGATTGAAAAATCGAGTCCATCCAGCCTTGGTTTTGGAATTTGGTCACGTCAGGGACGTCATCGCCCTCGAATCGCAAGCAGCGGCTTTCGTGAACAAGGAACGGTTGCCCGAAAATAGGCGTTATGCGATATATCTGCGGGCTTCCATACGAATCGTTTGAAGGGTCAAGGTAAAGATCGGCTGGGTTGATAGTGATACGGTAACGGTCGAATACGACGATCTGATCTATGCCGCGCAAGCGATTCAGGTTAACAGGTTGGTCAAGCTTACCTCCATCGTCAAGAAACATCACCGCCAGGGAGCCGCCGTAAAGCTCAGCGAACGTGAGCGCCTTTTTTATTTCGCGCTTTGTATTGATTTTTTTCAATGCTCCCCCGATTTTGCCTTCCGTATCCCCCTCCACATGCCACCATGCGCGGGTCATATCGCCAACGATACGATGCAGGATAA